CATTCCCCGCAGCATTGCCCAGAACGATCTGACCATCCTCGGCTCCAGGAGGCACAACGATCTGCACATGCCCATCGTCGACCACGATGGGGGTCGAGCAGGCGACGGCGCCGAGCATCGCCGATGTCACAAGCGCGAGCCGCGAGCCATAAACGTCGACCACTTGGCCCTCCTCACCGGAGGCCGGGGAGAACGACGTCACCACCGGGAGAGGCGCTACCCTCACACCGTCCTCCCACCAGTAGCCAGCATCCGACAGTGCGAGCCGATGCGTGGTGAGATCGATCGCTTCTCCATCCGTGGGTACCGGGTACGGCAGCGCCGCGGCCGAAGCATAGCGCTCGAGCTCGGCGCCCGCCGGTCCCTGGGGACCTGTCGCGCCGGTCGGTCCCTGAGGTCCAGCAGGGCCCTGTGGACCCGCGGCACCGCTTGGGCCGCTTGGCCCCTGGGGACCTGTCTCGCCTTGCGCGCCGACCGGTCCCTGCGCGCCGGTCGGACCCGTAGGGCCCTGAGCCCCGGTCAATCCCTGTGAACCGGCAGGCCCTTGCGCACCGGTCGGGCCTTGCGGTCCGGCGGGCCCCTGCGGCCCAGCGGGACCGGCGGGCATCCCATTGGTGGCGATGTCGTTGAGCACGGTGAGCACTGCAGCAGTCTCGGTCAGGAATCCCATTCGTTGCCCCTATTGCGCCAGGCCGTCGGCTTGGCGGTCGTCGATCATGGAGTTCACGATCTGGTAGAGCCTCTCCAGGTCGGAGAACTTCGCGTAGACGCTCCCCGCCTGCAGGTTGTCCTGCCCGGCGGGGGCGAGAAGCGTGCGGCTCGTCGTGCTGTACGCGCTCTGATCGTACGCCGTCGGGCGCACTACCGGGGTTGCCCCATAGAACCCGATTGCGTCAGCACCTAGCCGAAGCACGTTGGTATACGATACACCGTCGGTGGAGTAGCCGAAACGCAAATACCCTTGACGCAAGGTCGGGTCTGTGTCTACCGCCGCCGTGCCGTTGGCGACATGATCAACACGCCACCACTGGTCATAGACCGTTGCAGCGAGCTTGCCGCTGCCATGCAGCACGGCAAATGGTGCGTTCTCGGATCTGACTCCACTAGTCGCCACCGTCGGGTTGTTCAGCTTGAGGCCGAGATCTCCGCCTCCGCTCGTCGACGTGGCAATCGTCTGCCCGATTTGGGCGAAGGTATAAACATGGTTGCTCGACGGAGCATTGATGACGGGATAGATAACGACGTTGTTCCCGCCAGGGGAGCATTGCACTACGCCAGTCCCTGTCGATGCGCCACCGAAATAGTTGGCCTGGACAGAGAGGGTGATCCCCAGCGAAGACGTTGCCGACGTGGAGAGCTGCCCATCGGTCGTGAAGAGGTAGCCGGCGGCGCCGACGGCCAGGACGATCCGATCGCTCGCATCGAACTTCAGCGCGGCCTTCTCACTTGCCTGGCGCTGGAGCGATACCAGGGTATGCGCGGCCGCAGCCGCATCGAAGTTGATCGCGAGGTCAGGCCCCGTGGTCGTGGTTGGCGTGATGGTGACTGTCGTGGCCGTCTGCGCAATGATCCCGGCCGTCGCCGCAGTCAGCCTCCCCTTGGCGTCGACGGTCAGCGAAGCGGGAGTCGCGTAGGCGCCGGGCGTGACCGCCGTGCTGGCAAGCGATACCGTGGTCTTGCCAGCGCCAGCGGCGGCCACCAGCGCCAGCCCATCGAACTCAATCAGCGACTCCTGGGCGAGGGGGGAGCCGCCGGCGTTCTGGATGGTCGCGTAGCCGCTGACTCCTAGGGCCACAGCCTTGTCAGTCGTGCCATCCCACCAGCGCGGGAGCCCATTGGTGTCGGCGTAGCTGCCAACGACGAGATCAAGCGGACGAGATGCCTGTGGGTCCAGTCCGTGATATTTCCCGTCGAGGATAGCCACCCTGAGAGAGTAGAGAGAGTCGCGGAGCACGCCCCAGTCAGCCGCCGCCACGGCCTTGTTGGCTGGAACTCCAGCGGGCAGCGGGCGGAAATCCGTCTTCGTCGAGATCGCCACGCCGTCGTAGGTGAAGTCGGGCATTACGGATCCTCGAAGGTGACGACCACGCTCGTCCTGGCCGAATCGAAGTCCGCGATCTGGCGGAGGTTGATCGGGATGTTCACCGGCACCTCCGTCGTGATTGGCACAAGCGCGAGCTGCACCGACACATCGAGCGTGCCTGGGATCTCCGCGCTGCTCACCGACCAGCCGACAGCACGATGTCGCACGTCCTGACCGGCCACGAAGGCCGCGCCATACCCGAGGATCGCTGCCTTCGCCAGGTCGGCTCCAGCCGCGGGCCAGAGTTTGCGGTTGGCCACGACCGATGCCTTCACGTAGACCTCGACCTCTACGGGCCGGGTGAACCTGATCTCATGCTCAATCCCCTCGCTGTCGGCGACCATGACGGACGTGGTTCCGTAGGTCTTGATGCCGCCGCCCACGACGTCGAAGATCGTCTGAGCCCACGCCGCGTCGACCAGCGCACCAGTGGGCCCGGTGATCACGGGCTCCAGCGCGTGCCCCGGGATCCCGTCAACGTCGGTGTCGTGCTCGACGTTCTCGAACACGATGACCCCAGTAACCTCCTCGCGGTTGGCCAGCGCGGACCGAACAGCCTCGACGGTCGCCTTGTTCGCACCGCCGAGCGCCGCCACGATTCGGACGCGGAGTTGCTCGTCGCTGTCCTCGAATCGACCGACGGTGACGTCCTCGGGGTTAAAGCAGCCGAGCCAGCCGATGCGTGGGGAACCGATTTTGGTCAGGCTCCCGGACGGCCCGCCAATGGGGCCCTCTTCCTCCGACGCGATGGGCACGGAGGCGAAGGCGAGGCCATCGCCGGCGAACGCCCATTGCACGGTCCCGTCGAGCTCGGTGACCGGAAGCGCATTAGTGCCGGAGGGGCCGGCTCCGGTGCCGGTCGTTCCCGCGATCATGGCGACATAGATGTGACCGCTGTTAGAGCGCACAGCCCCAAACGCGATCACCTCGCTGGTCCCGCGCGCCGACGCCAAGGCGAAGGCCGCGGAGTCCTCGGTCAGTTGATACCGGAGCTGATCATCCAGGCTCGTTACCGAATCGCCAGCGAGGGGCGTGGTGCCGATGTCACCGGTGAGAATCTCGGTCCCGGTGGATGGCTGCGCCGGGTTGGGGGCCACCCCGTGCAACGCCCCGAGTCCGACGAGTGCGGCGCCGGTCGACACCCGAAGGTCGAAACCGGCGTGCACGGTCTGCATCGCGCCCCAGTCCTGGTCCCGGGCCTTGGCCATGGAGCCGGCAATCTGCCCGCCCAGCACGGCCTTGGGGTCCTTTCGCAGGACGACTCCTAGGCTCGCCTCCAGTTCCTCGTGGGTGTCCTCGAGGATGTCCGCCAGGCTCGGCCGCACGAAGCCAGCCGCGGTCAACCCAAAGCCCTTCTCGATGAGGCTCATGGGGGGGGCACCGTCACCGAACCGACGATCGGCCCGTCGGAATGCTGGGCGCGGAACGAGATGCTCAGCACCCGCGTTGCCGGGTTCTGCGAAATGGAAACGACCTCGGGCGGAGGATCCGCAAGTACATTCTCGACGGCGGCGATCTCGCGCAGCACCCGAGCCCGGACCGCGTTCATGTTCGACTTGCCGAAGGGCATACCCTTGAAGTCCATCCAGCCTATGGACCGGTCGAGATACCATTCCGCGGCAAACGTCAAGAGCGCGACCCGGATCGCCTGAGCCGTCTCCTCTAGTCCGGTGATCAGAACGGCGTCGCCACCTTCGATCACGAGATCGTGTGTCACGGGGTCAAGCTTGAGGTCGTAGAGCACTGGCATCAGCAGCTCAGTTGGAACCCGGAGAGATCCGGGATCGCGTCTCGGATGGCGGTGAGCACCGCGATCACCGGGTCGAAGACCTCGGCCACCAGGGCGCCCGCATCGATCGTGGGGAGCAGCGGGAGCTCCCCTCCGGTGACCAGGCACAGGATGATCGTGAACGCCGCCATGACGACCGCCAGGCCGGCCAGCGCGGCATTCATCGCGGCCACCTTGGAGTCGAGGCGCTCCTTGGCGCACAGCGCGTTGGCTGCCAGCGCGGCATTGCCGAGTTCGGCAGCCTTGGCGATGAGCGCGTTGACGTTGGTGTAGCGCGCAATCATGCGGACGATCGCCACCTTGAGCGCATTGAGGTAGCCGATGAGCACCTCCAGGAACCCGCGGATCATCTTCGCGAGCGAGACAGGAAAGGCCAAAAGGGACACAATGTCGCCGGCCGCTTCCGTGACCTTTGCGGCGGCCTCGACGATCGGGTTCAGGTTGAAGCCGATCGCCGATGCGATGTTGGCCGGCAGGTTCGTGATGAACTCGACCATGGCATTCACGATCTTCAGTACCGGGATGATCGGCGCCATCGGGGCAAACGCCTGGCCAAGCGACTGTAGTCCGCCACCGAAGAGCACCAGGGGGTCAGGCTCGGTCGGGAGGAGCGGGAGCCCGCTCGTGATCCCACCGAAGAGCTGGACCAGAATATCACCGTAGATCGGTGGCGTGCACACTACCGGCACCAGCGATGGCGCCCATGTGACCTGGATCGATGGCGGTATCGGCTGGGCCGGGAGGGGCTGAAGAATCGCGGCCATCAGCTCACCCGTCCCGTCCCGGTCACCGGTACCCCAGCGACTTCAAGGTCGTCGGGGATCACCGCGGAGTTGGCCAGGAGATAGGTGATCATCCCGGTGGCGTCAGCAACGCACTGCCTGGCCAGCCCCCGGTAAGCCCCTACTCGGCTCATCGGCGTGGCCGGGGCGCTCAAGAGATCCTCGGGCCATGCCTTCGCCGAGTAGTATCCGGCGACGAGTGGCCCATGCCTCATCAGATCGGCGCTGAGGAACTCTTTCACCTTGGCCGGATCTGGGTTGCGTGAACGCCCCGCCGCCGCCGCATCGGCCGCGTCAAGCTGCTCATCGATCAGCCCCTTGCGGGCGTCAAAGAGCGCCATGGCCATGCCGGATCCGGCGATGATGGATTCATCGTTCACGGCGACGTATCCGACCTCGAGCGCCATTAGTTGATGGCCCCGCCGAGTGGATCAACCCACCGCCCCTGAATGTAGACGTCGCCCTCGCTGCGGATGTCGACCCGGGCCTGGCCGAGAATCTTGATTTCGTTGAAGGCGGCGAGGGTCACGCTGAGCGTGGTCAGATCGAAAACGATCTGGGGCCCATCCACCGCACCGATCCGCATGACCCCCTTGGGGCACGGGATCCTCGGGTGACCAAAGTCGCGACCGCCTGGGGTGGCCGTGCAATCCGCCAGCGCGCCCCTCTTGAGGTCGCTCCCCGGGGCCTCGTCGCCGCTGGATAGCCACGCGTCGAGAGAGTCCTGGAAGCAGTGCAGCGTCACTCGGTCGCCCACCTCCAGGTCGTGGATGAGATCCCACTTGCCAGAGCCGCCGAATTCCACCGGCACGCTCGGTATCACCGGCAGTCGATCGTCGAGGAAAGATCCATTCTCGACGTATCGCCGCCGCTGGACCATCGGCTGCACGTCGGCCTTTTGCGTCGCGGGATCGTAGGCGACGACGACGCCCTTCATGTGCGTCTCGCTGCCCGACTCCTCGCGCCCCGAGGCCCATTCCTCGAAGACCTGCAGGGCCGACTTGATGAGCCCGAGGATCATCGCTTCGGGACCGCCAGCAGCAACGATCTGCTGTTACAATACAAACACAGCGGCCCACTCCACTGCGCTAACAGGGGAGCGGGCCTACGCCACCAAGGAATGGAGGTTCCCAGATGTCGCGACTCAACCGTAGCACCACGCCAATGGAGTGTGAATATTGTGGGGCAGAATTCTTCCCCATCGTAAGGACTCCAACCGACAGCAAACGCGGCCGTTTCTGCTCCCGCGTTTGCCACTGTAGAGACCTGGTCCGCTCGCGCTGGACCCTGACCGTTGAGAATCGGTTTTGGTCCAAGATCGACAGGGCGGGGTCCTGCTGGGTGTGGACAGGGACATTGCACAAATGCGGGTATGGCGTGCTGGTGGTAACTCGCAAGGCCGTCCTCGCCCACGTGTTCGCCTTCAGGATGTTGATCGGCGCCGTCCCGCCTGGACTTCAGATCGATCACCTCTGCCGCAACCGTCGATGCGTTAACCCTGCTCACATGGAAGCGGTCACCCAAGCCGAGAATATCCGCAGAGGCATCGGACCATCGGCGATATTTGCACGGGCCACGCATTGCATCGCGGGCCACGAGTTCATCCAGGCCAACACATACCGAGTAAAGACCGCTCGCGGTAACAATGCGCGGCGGTGTCGCGCTTGCCATGCCAGGCGGTCGCGCGAGGCCCAGCAGCGACAGCGCGAGACCAAGGATCGTGCTCACTTGGATCCCTCGATTCCGGACAACACTAAATCCGAGTACCAGGGGCCGCCGTAGTTGTCGCCCTCGTGAGCGAGAGTCATGATCCGGTAGCGCCCGCTTCGTGCCGCGCTTTTGAGAATCACCATCGCCGCGGGGCGGAGCTCCGGATTCATGAGCGTCTTGACCTTGAGCTGCGGTGGCTTGCCCGGCGCGGGCGGTGAGGCGAACTCGGGTGAGCCGACGAGGCCGCTCTCCGGCGAGATCACGAACACCTGTTGCGTCGTGCCGTTCCGCTCGAAGACGATAATCTCCTCGTTCTGGATCGTGTACTCCAGGCCCATGTCGGCGAGCTGGGACTTGAACTCGCGCACGGCTTTTCCGTGCACCGCGTAGCCGTTCCGGAAGGAGCGCCCCGCGGCCTTCTGCTCGATGAGCGCCTTGCTGCCAGCGCCGACCTTGCCGAGAAGCTTGCCCAGGTCGAGCGCAACATTCGCCGACGGCGTGCCAGCTGCGTAGCTCGCCGAGGCGTGGGCGCCGCCGATCGCGCGGCCGCCGTCCCCGCCTTCGAACTTCGTGACCCAATCCGGGCCGTCGTGCTTGTGGTTCACTTGCGAGACGTTGATGGTGCCGACCCGCGGGGGGATCGTGACCGCACTTCCGCCGTAGCCGCCAAAGACCACCACCGGCACGTTCTTGTTCGTGCACCAGAGGCGGTCCGCGTCGTTGAGCCCGTAGACCTCGACGTAACCGATGTTGGGCGTCCAGTTGTTGACCTGCCACTCCATCTTGAACTTCACGCGGATGTCGTCGCGCAGCTCGTTGACGATCAGTTTCTGGCGCGATGCTCCGGCCGTTTGATCGTCGAGGAAGTGGGTGCTCAGTGAGCCGTCGTCAGGCTTGATCGGGCCGCCGATTTCCACGCGGCATCGGCGGTCAAACTGCCGCGGGCCCGGCCCGCCGAAACTCGGCGCTACCGCGGTCATGAGGGCACCGCGGCGGCGAGCTCGGCAGCGGTGAGGTAGTCGAGATGGATCAGATCGGCGTCCGCCTGCTCGAGAGCGAGGGGCGCCGATGACACCGCCAGCAGCATGCCGGGGAAGAACCCCGAAGCGAGGTCGTAGGTGTTGCGAAGCTGGGCGATCGTGATCCGCTCAGCCTCGTCGACGACGAGCCATTCCCCGATGGGGAGAACACGACGCCCCGCGCGGTAGATGATCGTCCCGCTCTCGTCGAGGATAGTTAGGTACCAATAGCCATCGTCGTCGAAGAAGAGGCGCAGCGTGTAGATGAGCTGCTCGATCTCGACCTGCATCGAGTAATGGGGGTCCTCGGAGAGGAGCTGGAAGACGGCCGGCATCAACGCCCCTTCACGGTGCCGTTAGGCAGCTTGTAGGGCGCGCTCTCGCTCGCGGGCACGATAGCCGTGCCAATCCCAATGAGGGCGCTGCGCACCGGCTTGGGCGCTTCCTGGCTATCGACCTTCCCCTTCTTGACCTCCTTCTTTTGCGTTACCTTGATCGTCTCCCTCGCGAGTGCGGTGGTGCTGAACTCGATGAACTCGGCGGTGAAGTGCAGCGCCCCCGCGTACCGAGACTCGGCCTTGGGCCGATACGACTTGAGCAGCATTGCGTCGAAGGTCGTGCGCGGCGTCTCGACGGACACCGCCCGTGGCTTCGAGCGAAGGCCGACCATGAAGGCGTGGAACGCCTGCGCCGAGCCGGTCACCTCGAGGTCGCTGACCACCCCCTCAAGCGAAAGGGTCACGAGCTTTGGCCGCGATTGGTCGATGACGTTGACGCCATTCTCGTTCGTGTGCTCCGAGACGGTGTTGTCAAACGCTGGCTCGTTCTTCAGCGTCGCGTGGATCTCACGACCGTCGATCTTGCAGCGCTCTCTCATGTCGCGTTCAGCGCCCCCATCTGCCGCATGACCGACTGCCAGAACTCGCCGACCTGCTCGGTCGCGATCGCTTTCGTGCGCTCCATGCCCTCCTTCAGGTAGCCCTCGGCGTTGACAGTAACGCTCACCTGCGGGCTGAACAGAACCCGCTGGCCAGAACCGGCCGATGGCGCGGGGATCGATGCGGCGGGCGCGAAGACGGCTGCGTCGATCGCCCCCTGCAGCGACTCACGCGCCCCTGGGACCGCGCCTGGTGCGCCCGGGATGACACCAGCGAAGGGGAGCTGCTGGATGGCTGAGGCGAGCCCGGGGACCTGCTGGTCGACCTGCCCCAGGTCCTGTTTCTGCCGCTGCCTGCGGAAGAACGCCTCGGGGTCCGTGAATCCGAGGCCAGCCTCACCTTCGGTACTGGTCCCCGGCTGAAAGCGGTTGAGCACCCGCGTCAGTACAGCGCCGGGCTTCCATCGGTCGAGCGCGTCGGTCAGCTCCTTCCACGCTGCTGGGATGTCGACCGCGATCAACTTGTAGGCGGCCTTCATCGCCTTCAGCCACCACGGGTCATTGGGGTTCTCCTTGAGGAACTCCGCCTGCCACTGGTCGAATGCGAAAAGCATCCGCCCGAAGAGGGAGTCCCCCCCCTTCGAGAACGTCAGCAGGTCATCCGCCACCAGAAGGATTGCTCCGAGCAGCGCCGTGATCGGGAAGAACGCCGCGAAAACGAGCCCGCCAAGCGAGACCAGCGGCAGCAACCGGTCATGCAGACCAGGGCCGAACTTCTCGACGATCGCCTCCGCGACAGAACCAACCACGTGACCGATCGCGGCGAACGCCTCGAGCACCAGTCCAACGATCGGCAGCGCCTTGAAGAGTGCCACTCCGATCAGCGAGGCGAACCCCTCGAGCTTGCTGAATTGCGTGGTCGCGGTGGCCAATGCCTTGCCCCCCGACTTGTCGCCGCGCAGCGACTCGGTGACCGTCTTCCCGACGCGGGCGAGCGAATCGATCAGCGGGATCGCGGCGCTCTGCCGAAGGCCACGCAGGATCAGCCCGACCTTGCTCTGCTCCTCGCCATATCTCTTGACCGCCCCGCGTGACTGATCGTCGAGCACGGCGCCGAAGTCCTTGACGTCCTGCCTCCATCGATCGAAGGAGCCGTCACGCACCGCGGCGCCGAGCTGGCGGCCGAGCGTCTCGCCGAGTAGCGCGATCGCCTTCTGCTGGGTGGCGATGGTGTCGGGCATTTTCTTGAGCCGATCCACCGTCGACTCGAAAAGCTCTTGGCCGTTCTTGATCTCGCCGTTCGACTTCCGGATCGCGACGCCCATCTTGCCGAACGCCATTACGGCGCCGGCATCGATACCGCTGGCGGCCCCAAACGCCTTCGATTCGAGCTGTGAGAGCGTTCCAGTGAGCTCGTCGGCGCCAACGCCCAGGCGTCCCGCCGCGTGCTCCATGCCCTGCATCTCGGCCACGTTGACCTTGAAGCCGGTTCCGAGTTTGTTTAGTCGGCCGCCGAGCTCGGCTACCTGGCTCACCGCGTTAGCAAGGGCGAAGCCGATCTTGGTTCCGATATCGGCGAGGCCGCTCGCGATGGGCGAGAGCGCCGCGACCTCGCGACCGGCCGCGGAGACTTCGGCCGCTGGGGCCTGGGCCTTCTCGCCGGCCGCAGGAGCCCCGCGCGCGATCACCGCAGCGTTCGCCTGGGCTTGCGCCGCCAGGGTCGCCAGCGCCTTGTCAGCGCGCTTGAACGAAGGGGCGTCGACATCGACGCCGAACGAGATCAGGATCTCGCGGCCGAGGCCCATCAGCCCACTCCGGCGGGAGCGGCCTGAGCGTCTTCAACCGCGTCAAGCGCGTCGTTCAGGTCCATGATGTCAGCAGCGGAGTACACGGTTCCGATCTCCGTTTTCGTCGCTACCCGTGCGACGATCAGCCGAATCAATGGCCACCGGCTCAGCAACGGCCGGGGTGCTATGAGGTGATCGACTCCTTCGATGTCTCGCCGGGGGGAGTCAGTAGTGCGCTCCCGACGAGATCTGAAAAAGGGAGGACGCTCAGGTCAATCGCCTGGGCGATCAGCCAGTCGATCGTGAGCGGCCCCCCCTTGATCTTCCCGGCCTTCATCGCAGGCAAGAGAGGCTGCGGGGCGCCGTCGAGCTCGACGGTCGCCGTCGACAGAAGCAGCGACCGCAGCCAGCGGTTCTCTTCGGCCGTCAACCGAGCCGCGGTCGCACCCATTGCTGCGGCCAGAGCAGCGGCATCCATCTGTCCAATCGCCGCGCTAAGGAGCTCCTTCGATCCGATCCGGTTCCCCTCTTCGTCGACCGCGCCCATGAGCGCGAGCACCGGCACGCCCTGGACCTTGGCGAGCCCTGCCGTGAAGTGAGACATGATTCGGCCGTGATGGTCGTGGGCAGTCTCGCCGTCGATGGCGATGAGATGGAACCGTTGTCCGTTGAGATCGACTGTGCGTGTCTGCATGCAGGCTACAGCGTGGTGACGCCGCCTCCGCTCTGATCGACCTTCAGCGCAACGACCTTCCACGCCATGTTGGACGTGGTGTTGGCACGCTCGGTGTCAGCGGGCTTCGACAGGTAGCCGACGCATTCGCCGAGGTACGACCCGTTGAGGTCACGGATGATTGCCGCCTGTGGTCCCTTGGTGCCAGCCGCCTGCTCGTTGGCCAGAGCCATGAGCGCGGCGTTGGCCGGGGACGCGTGATGGAGCGTGAACTCCATCATGCCCGACAAGTCGGCATCCTGGACGAAGCATCCCTCGCCATCGCTGCCCATCGAGGGGGCAAAGGTCTCTTTCGTCTGCGTGACCTTGACGAACGAGCCCTCGGCATAGCCCGTGATTCCCACCGGGCCGTAACTGCACTGCACGCGCTTCGCTGCGTAGGTCGCCATTGGTGTTCCTTTGAGCGCTCAGCCTCTCGGCCTGGTGCTCCAAGAGGTTGATCGGCTACTCGGTGATGAACCCCTTCATGACCACCGTGTGGGTGGCGCCCGTGTAGATCGCTTCGTACTCGAAGCCGGAGACGCGCCGCGCCGCCTTATCCGCGGCACTTCGGTTGGCCTGCTTGGGCATCGTGAGCGTGTAGCTCGAGAACGCCCGGCCCGGCCCGGTCATGCTGTCGAAAACCGTTTTGGCGGCGCCGTAAATCTGCTGGATGCCGCGGTCATTCCCCTCGATTTTGAGAGGCGCGGCACCCTTGATGAGCCCCGCCACCGCAGCCTGCAGCCTCGACTCGAGCGCCAGCGCGGTGATGTCCGCATCGATGTACGTGCCATCGGCGAGCTTGCCCTCGAACGTGAGTGGGAAGCCGCCGGCCTCGTAGTAGGCGTTCGCGTTCTTGTCGAGAATGTTCGTTCGCTGCGTGGGCGTCAGCAGCACCGTGTCAGCGCCAGCGAGCGTGCGGTACGCCCAGGTGGACGAGCCCGGCTCCGTGGGGGCGCTTCCGCCGACCCACGCCGCATCAGCGGCCTGCACGGGCTCGGGATGGTAGAGGATCGCCGCCGCCCGCTGCGACGCGGTCTTGAGCGTCTTGGCGATGTCGGTCGCGATCGAGTCCGCCACCGTCGCGATGGCCGAAGTGGGGTCGGCCTGAATCAGCCGCTTCTTGTTGGCCGCGCACCAGGTCGCGATGGCCGTGGTGATGCCCGAGCCGGGGTACGGATTGACGACAAAGAAGAAGTCGTCCTTCTCGAGCTTGATGGCGGTGAGCTGGTCGCTCATGCTCGTTCCAGGATCAGCGGTGCGCGCCTCGAGCGCGAGTTGGTTCCGACCGTGGGGTCCGAAGTCGAACCCGCTGGAGTCTTTCAGGCTCGCGTAGCCGTAGGTGCCAGCCGCGAATGTGAGCCTCAGGGTCTTGCTGCCGGATACCCCTTCGAGGGTCGTGGTCAGCCCGGAGATCGCTAGCGCATCGATCTCCGTTTTGAGCGCCGTCACGACCTCATCAGGGCTGCTGGTCGGCGCGGCATCGGTGGTGATCTCCACCTCCTGGCCGCTCACGCGCATCCGGTAGACAATCGATGCCAGCGTCTGGACGACGATCACATCGTAGATGGTCACCGGTCCAACGGTGAGCCGACCGACTCGCACGCCATCGGGCACGAGCTCTTGGCCAAGCACAGCGTCGCCGAAAATCCGCGCAGGAGTGCCCGCCACCCAATCGGCCGCGAGACCATCGACGCCATCGTAGAGCCGGGAGAACTCCGCACCGAAGACGCCCGCGGTGAACACCGGGATAAGCGCACGGCCGAAGCCGGTGGCCCTCACCCCGCTCAATCGAAGCAGCGTCTGGACGCTGACTAGGTGGTCGAGATCAGACATCCTCGGCTATGCCTCCGTGAGGTCCAACGTTGCGGAGTGGTCCTGGCCATCGAGCTCGCCCGAGACCACGGCCTCTGCGATATAGCCTTCGGCCGA